TGCTTCAATTTTTTTATTTATACTTGATTTGCCAATGCTGGCGAATCTCAAAAAAAATTGATATACTTTTTCAATTCTACTTCATGTGAAAGACAGTGTCTCCCTTTACGAACAACCACCGTCGTCAAACAAACAACCAATGTCGTCCATCGCAGTACTGAACTTTCCAGCCGTTGCACCCGTCGTCGCTGCTAGCTGCGCTGCTAGCTGCAATGTATGCTGCGACCCGTTTACCAAGCAACTTCGCAAACCCATCGTTTGCCCGGTAAGTGCGTGCGGATATTCCGCATGCCACACTTGTTACAAGACCTTTCTCACCACAGACGGAATTACTGCATCCAAATGCATGCAATGCAACACCGAATTCACACTTGCGTTTCTCAAACAGCACTTTGCCGAATCATTCATCAAAAAAGACTTGCGCCAAAAATTCACCGACGTGCTCGTTCAACGCCAAGTTGCGCAACTGCCGTTGTCGCAACCCAACGCGGAACGTGAACTGATGGCGCGCGAAAAAAGCAAAGAAATTGCGCAAATCGATGAACTCATCAAATCTCTCACCATTCAAAAAAGAATTCTCCAGGACGATGTTCGATTTCTGCGAAACACGCGCAACCATACGAGGGACGGCGAGGAGGTGGCGACGTTTCAACACAAATGCTGCGACTCCAACTGCCCCGGTTTCGTGTCCGCGTCATGGAAATGCGGTATTTGCAACAAGTTCTCGTGCACGCACTGCCACGAAGTCAAAGGCACGACCCGCGAGGAAGTCGAAGCGCATGTGTGCAATGCTGAAACCGTGGAAAGCATCAAATTTCTCAAGACCGATACCAAGCCATGCCCGTCGTGCGGAATATACATCCACAAAACGGAGGGCTGTGACCAAATGTTTTGCACGTCGTGCAAGCAGCTCTGGTCGTGGAACACGGGCCGCATTGAAACGCGCGGACACAACCCGCACTACCTCGAATGGATGCGTAACCGCGGCGAACTTGAACGCGACCCTCAGGACGTTCAATGCGGTCGCGAAGTTGACCGAGGCTTCCTGTACCAAGTTCGGCTGAACTACGCGAAACTGTTGGTGAGAAGCCCGACCGAAGAAATCCAGGAGAAAATGCATTCCGTGTTTGAAAAAGAGTTTCCCGAAATTGCAAGGTCCATCTTGCACTTGCGTTTGAACGACATTCCGCGACTCCAAAACCAGATAGATGTCGAACCTCGCACAGCCGAGCTTCGTCTTGGATACTTGTGCAAAGACTTCGACATGGCGTCGTTCCGTCGTCGCGTGTTCAAGATATACCAAACCGCGGAGGTGTCGCGCAATGTGCTCGACTTGTTGGTGGCCGTACAAAACGCGTCTACCGACATTCTGTACCGCGCGCTCGATTTGATGCAAGCCTTGGTAGCACAAGGCGATTCCGGGAGAATGTGGCCGGAGGATGAGAAGGTCGGCAAGCACCGCGAACTGTTGAATACAATGACCGAATTGGACGAGCTCCGCAAGTATGCAACCGGATGTATCGATGAAATTTACTCATCGCATTCCATTGGCACAAAGCGCTCATTTGGCAACTGGTTTGCCCTGTCAAACTGAAAATTCAAGATTTGAAGGAACTGGTAAGTGAAAAACAAAAAACAAAAAACAAAAAACAAAAAACAAAAAACATTTTGAAAAAACAAAAACAAAAAACAAAAACAAAAAACAAAAAATACAAAATGTTTTTTATTTTTTATTTTAACTATTTATAATCACTTCGCTAAAACTCACTCGTAAAAATGGCATTCACCGTTAACTTTGACGTAAAAATATTTGGTTCTATTATGGCATTTTATGCTGTATTAAGCTACATTCTATTTCCAATCCTATCGTATGTATTTTTTGGAAAGACGGCGGAAGCTGCTGGCAACGGGTTCATCGTTGGAAGCATCATTTCCATCATCCTCTGGAAAGTGTACGGAAGCAAAATGGTAAAATGATAAATGCGCTAATGAGCCGACGTGGTGGTATATTTTGAAATCATGCATTTTGGAACCAGTGTTCCGATGTGCGCATCCAATTTTTTGAAGCACTTGTTAATCGTAACTTCGCTAATCTCGCTCACGCGATTTACGTCACGTTTGCTTACATTTAGGGCACACGTCTGCGCAACAAAGTATACAATTCCTGCGGCAATCGAATGCGGCGTGTTTTCGGGAATGAGCTGGGTTTTCTCGATTCGAGATGCCACGAACAAGCAGAGCTGCGTGAGTTCCCAGTTCATGTTCAGTTTACTGCAGTACCGTTCAATGAACGAGTTGGGCGTCGTTTTACAAAACGTGGTTTTATCGGAATTCGTCATGTCCGATTCAATTTCATTTATGATGACCAGCGCGTTTTTGCAGCCGCGGGTTGCGCTGGTTATGTCCAGTGAAAATATACTGGCAATTTCTTTGGCGGTTCTCGGGCAGTTGTGAATGCGGCACGCCACGTACACTGATGCGGCAATTACGCCGTCACGGTTCAGTCCGCGAAACGTTTTGTGTTCGGATACGCGCTTGTGGTGCCTGAGCGCTTCATCAATGATGATTTTCGGAATGTCGTTGTTGTGCGCGACCGTGGTGATGCGCTGAAACTCGTCGTACTGCGCCTTTTCGCGGTACGGCATGGCTTGCCACTCGGAGTACCGCCGTATTCGGCGCATTTCGTACGAGCTGGGTCCGTCGGACAGTACGCGGCAACCGTATGACGACTCTACTAGGAGCGGGTTTACCGGCATGCCGCAGCGCGTGGGGTCGCTCGCCTGGCCGCCGTCCGCACCGTAGTAGCGCCATTCCGCGCTGTGGTCCAGCACGTCCTTGTATATGATGCTGCACTTGGAGTCCGAGCACGCCATGAAGCCCTCATCGGTTATGGATACGAGCGCGCCGCACGCGTCACAGAACTCGCGACTTCCTGAACACGTCCTCAAATACGCTGATGACGCAGGGCGGTCGGATTTAATTTCCGTAACGCCGTCGGTAACTGGACCAACGGGTTCGTCAATCACCATAATCTGCTTGACGCGGTCGTGCGGTGAGAATGTTTCATCCACTTTAGACCACAAGTCACGCTTGCGGCGCCTGGATAAGGTCCCGCTTCCGCTGCACCCCGAGGGGGTCATTCCTGATATATTTTTTCTGGTTCCTGTTCCTGTTCCTGTTCCTGTTCCTGTTCCTGTTCCTGTTCCTGTTCCTGTTCCTGTTCCTGTTCCGGATGCAGTTGGAGTTGGAGTTGGAGTTGGAGTTGGAGTAACAGTACAACTTGCGGTATAGTTTGGGCTTGTATTTTCCGATAATTCCACCGACGATGTTTCGGTTGATACAGGCATTGAGAATATTGAGAATTGAGAATCGTACGGGTTGTGTGTGAGGGGCTACTAACACTATGAATTATTTAAACTATCACCAGAGCTACCAGAAAGAATTGGTACTGCGTGTGTATGGGTATACATATTGTATGCATGCTGTGTTTAAATTTAAATTCAATTTTAATTCATTTTGTTTTTTTTGTTTTTTTTTGTTTTTTTTGGGTTGGTTTAAGTTTCGAGTTTCAAGTTTAAATGAAATCAAATGATTACAAATTAAAAAAATAAATAAAATATCATTAGTTTAATTAGATTAATAGTTTGATTTCATTTTAGTACTTACAATATTACAATATAGAGTAGTATGGGAAATAACGCATCCGCCGCCGACGCGTCATCGGGAACAACCAATCAAGCGTCGACCAAAGCGCTTCGCGCGCAATTAAATTTAATCGCAACTCGATTCATACTGTCGTCGGACTTTCAGAGCTTGAAACGGCTCGTGGATGAAAAGTACTGTGACGACTTGTCGATTATTACCAGAGACCTTTTATCCAGTCGGTTCACATCCACCCAAATAAAAAATTTAGCGAAAAGCGACACCGTTTTTTATATTTCAAAACGGGAGCTTGCCAGCATCGAAGCAAGCACCAAGGACAAGAAAAACCGCACGTGCAAACGCATTGCCCGGTTCTATGTGCGCATCGCGCACTTGTTTGCGTCCATTATAACCACGGTTTACCCGCGCTGGTCCGATGCCGACGGCACCGCGCAAGCATTTGACGGCGCAGATTTTTGCAAGCAACGCATCGACGCGCTGGCGCGGTCAGTCAGCGTGAAACCCAATGGGTCCGGGTCCGGGTCCGATGCCGAAGTGTCGGTCCAACCCACCGTCTGCTCGCTCTATTCCACAAGTTCGAGCGTATACGCCGCCCCGGGATTTTCCGCACTGGAGCTGCTGTACAACGACGAGTACGACGAGGCATCGGGGACATTCAACCGTCGCAGCGGAGCAATGCAGGCCAAATACGACAGCGATTTGGTCGGCTTGTATGCCGCGTTTACCGGCAATACCAACAAACCGCCCGAAATCAAGTCATTTTCCGACATCAACATTGTAGCGCTGTCCAAGCGGTTTTCGGAATGCGGGCCCAAAGTTTCAAGCGTGCGTGTTGATAAAGAGCGCGAGGCCGTCGGGGTCGAGATGCAGACCGGCGGGCAAGAGTACCGGTCCGCGCCCCCGGGCGGACCCGGTGCCGCTTCTAGTGCTGCAGCGTATACGGCTTCTACTGCAGATAGCCCGGCCGAGGCGGCGACAAAAGAACTTGCCCGAATCACAAAGACCGCGGACGCAAAGGAACAAGCCATCAAAGACGACGCCATCAATATGTCGGGAGCGTTAACGTATCCCACCGGCGTAAAGAAAACGGGGTCGTTTTCAAACTATGCAGCGCACGTGAAGACCATGATTGCAAACGCCGAAAAATCCAAAGCTGTGCTGCTGGGCGTGGTTGACAAGTTGTTTCTGATTGTAAAAACGGAGGGCGGGTCCAACCAAGCCAAAATCACGATACATCCCGCCCTCACGAACGAGCTGCTGGACCAGCTGGTGAACCAAACGCGGGATGTCATTCTTCAAATGTACCTGGGGTGCGAGCGCGATTTTTATACCGGCATAAAGCTGCTCCGGGTAATGATTGAGGAAAAAATGCAAGAAAAAATGGAAGCATCGCTTCTGAAGCTGCGAGCGGAGACGAAGATGGCGATTAAGGATGTAACGAAGCGTCAGTTTCTTAAAAAGGAAACGGACGTTGCAAAAATGCAAGGCGATGCTAGAGACATTCAGTCGTTTAAAAATCCGTTGTATGACGAAGAACTGCAGCAGATTAGAGAGAAAAAGGGGTCCGATAAGTACAACAGCATACTCGACTTGGAGTACGAGATTAAAGACCTGGAAACCAGCTTGTTGGCTAAAAAGAAAAATATCGATATGCTGAAAATTAAGAAAACGAGTTATGAGAATCAAAAGAACATAATGACTAGCAGCGGTAGTAGCGATGTTACCGAAATATCGACCCAAATAGCCGACATCGATAACACATTAGAAACTGAAAACGCGTCTAGAAAAGAAATTGAGACGGGTATACGAACAAAACAAGACGAGATGGCAAAGCTCCGACTGGCTCAAATTAGTTAAATTAAATTAGTAAATTAGTTCATGTCCAGGTACGCGTCGGTCGGCAGCGTGTTGTATATGGTCATTATAATCTGGAACATCCACGTAATTATAGCGTCTGCCATGAACGGGAACGCAATAAACGCGGCGGTTAGCGCTATATTTTTATAGTTGCCGTATTTTGCTCGGTAGATGATGACAATAACCCATGCAAATACCGCGACCCAATAAAAAAAACTTAAAAACTTGGTAACGTACTCCACCATGCTCGACTGCTGGTTCTCATAAAACGTGCGACGGTGCTCGGTTTTTAGTCGCGATACCGCGTTATCGACCTTGCCGCCCAGCGTTTTGCTCGCTTCTTCGTACTTGTCCGACAAATCATCCATGTGGTTGTAGTACCGCATTTGCTCGTTCGCAACCACGAGCAAGTCGTTTAACTCGTTAACCATTTTTTTAATTTTACCGTCGACGCCGTCGCGCATTCGGGCGCCCTCGGTCTGATATATTTCCATAAACGCTTTCGTTGGGTCACACTTGTCACTGGACGACGACTTGTATATTATCTTGTCCGGAGACGTACACGTGAGTGTTTTGACGTACGCGGTAAATGCGGTGTCGAAACGGTCTTTATCGCAACTCCACTTGTCTTTCGCTACGCAGTCGTTGGTTTGCTTGAAGTCCTGCGCCAATGCGGCGGCGTCGTTAGCGGGCGCCAACCGGTTGATGGTGGTGTTCGCGGTATCAATGAATTGATTCAAGTTGTATATCGTATTTGAAAGACCGTCATCCATTTCTCCGCTTCCGGGCATGGTATTTATTTATACTATTTATACTATTTATAATTATTTATAATGTAGGTATTGTATTGTATTATATAGTTACTATATATCAGTACTTTATTTATTTATTTATTTTATCGTGGGCAACTAAACGTTAAAATAAAAAAACAAAAACCAAACAAAAGATTATACCTCGCCAATTCATGACCTGGCGGTGGCGGCGGATGCGGATGCGGAGGCTCATGCGCCTGCGGCACCCGCAGGCACAGGTATACACTTTGCAGTGACGGAGTCCCATACTGTAGTCCCTGCGGTGCAACAAGACGGGCCAATGCACGAAGTTGCAAGCGAAAGATTGTTTGCGTCTGCCAGGTTGGTAGTCTGCGTCTTTGTAAGGCTGATGGCATTCGGGTTGAACGGATGGTCGTACTGGTCAAAGTTGAAGTCGTTGCGCTTGTTGAGGTCGATGATTTTACGCGCGACCATGATAACTCCGGCCGCAATGATGACAGTGATTAAGCCAGTTGCAATGAGGTTTGGCATGAGCCCTTTTTTCAGTAGAACGGATATAATGAGTACCGGAACGCATGTGATAATGATGATTTTGATAATATCCGTCTGGTACTCGTATTTTTTACCGTAGTAGTTGTTTATTTCCACGAGTCGCATTTTATTCGACTTTTCCTCTTTAAGTCCGCTTAACGTGTTTTGCGCGTTTTGAATCTGGTCTTTAATGATGTTGACTGCCACGCTGTTTTGAATCAGCGCTCGGTGCCGTTCGCCTGCAACCGCTTCAATTTGGCCCGAAAAATCATTCATGTTATTGTATAAATCGCCGCGCGCCTTTGCAATGCGGTTGATTTGAGTGACGAGTTCGGACCGGGCGGTGGGGTCAGATTCGATGGCCAGCTTTGCAAACAGTTCCGACTCAATGGACTGGAGGTTCGTTATATTCGCCGAAAATTGAGCTTGGCGCGTGTTCATGGAAGCGTTGCTGTCAACGCTTCCACCGGCTGCGGTCGGGGTTTTAAACAGCGACGGCATGGTCGCGGTTCCGGGGTCGTTTCTAGTCGATTGGATTTTGAACCCGCTACTCGTGATACTGATAGGGCTGGGTCCAAACTTGAATATGGGATTTCCACTAATTGTATGTGCTATGGTAAACATGAACAAGTTCGGCGTTGCGGTACCGGCTGTGGTGGTAGTTGGCTGTAAACTAACCGTGTGCGGAATCGTAAACGCGAGAGTTCCGGTGGTGAGCTGAGCAAACGTTGATGACGCCGATACAGCATCGATTACCGGACTTGATGACGCCGACCCAAGTCTCACCGTTAGTTTAACGCTCGACATCGCGTCGCCATCCACATTTTGTGTAAAATAGTTGGCTGGGAACGTAAACGTGAGCGTGTCTTGGGTTGCAGCGGTTCCTCCGCCGACCGTGTCAGACAACCTAAAATTTCCGGATATAGCCATAACCGTGTCGTTTACAGATGGCGCATTCCCCTTTGTACCCGTAACAATTATCGGAGTAGCGACATTGTACACCGCCGCGTCAAGGCCTTCAACAACGCGAGGTATCATGCTGTTGAAAACGATGACCGCGATTAATATTCCAAATAGAAGCTTGTCATTTGATGGAATGTTTCGAAATTCCGCCATTGTTAATCGTAGAACCATTTTTCACTCTTTACCTTTATTTATTCTTTACTATTTGCAATTAATTTATTTATTTACTTCGTGATTCCGAATGCTATATATTATTATTACGTTATACTTTATATTTTTGTTTAAATCGCCTGACAACTTAATTTATTTTTTTTGATTATTTTATTATTATTTTATTAAAAACATCATTTAAATAAAATATAATAACGACTACCATAACATTATCCATAACCAGTTTTATCCAACAAGT